GTTGAGGTGGTGCTCACTGGATTGAAGAAGCCCATGCTCTTCAGCGCCTGTGCTCCTGTACTCGACGTATCACTAGAGTATCCGTAGCTCGATGGATCGTAGCTACTACTGCTACCGCTACCAGTAAGATACTTGATCAACTGCTGCAATCCACTACCCGACTGTGTAAGGTCGGTCACAGACTTACCGATGCTTTGCATCGTCTCGCTACTCGCATTGCTATCAGGCACACTACTCGATGCATCCTTAGATGCTGTCGTCACAGGAGTGGCTGCATTTGATGAAGTCCGTGCGCTATTCGATACCGTATTCTGCTGGTTCGCCTGAGCCGTAGATGCCAGACTGCTCAATGTTTGGTTAGGATCAGTGGTACTGAGGTTCGAGAACTGTAGCGTCGGATTGCTCTGGCTCATCAGTGAGGTGTAGGTATCACGTAGAGCCTTCTGCTGTGCAGTATTGATATCCGTGTTGTTCTCAAGTGCCTTGATCCTAGCATCGATGATAGTGTCGCGTAGCGTAGATGCATTAGTGCTCATGAGGTTTGAGAGCACCGGACCCGCAGCAGTGCCAGTACGCGCAAATGAACGGAGCGTATCAGAGATGATAGGCTGATTGGTCCTGTTAGTTGCGTCAATAGCTGCACCCTGTAGCAGTCCAGCGAGTTCATCGACGCTTCTCGGCTGGTAGGACTCCATTGCGATACGTGCCGAACTGAGCAGCGGATCATTAGCTGATGCACGCTTCATCGCCTGTTCGTTGGCATACTCCGCAGTGCGCAGATCAGTCGTATTACGGCTGATCGCAGCATGAGCAGCAGCCGTGGACTCCTGTTCCGGTAGCTTGCCTAGCTTCGTCTCCCATGTGTTCGTGCTAGGATTGTAGCTGACAGTCGATCCGTAGCTATCCGAGTAACCAGCCCGAGCCAGCGTGTTAGCGAGAGCCGTCTGCGCATTGGTATACGCTTGCTGGTTCTTCGCATTCTGCATAGCCTGGTATTCGAGGAGATACTGTAGGTTCTCCCCAGATTGGTTCTTGCTCGATGCGCTGGCAGCATTGATCCCTGCACTAGCTACAGAACCAACAGCAGCAATCGTAGGTGCAATCCATGCCATTTAGGCAATCCTCTTTCTATAGCACTGCTCGATCAGGTCATAGCCGAGCTTTCCGAATAGAGGCTCAGTCTCGTAGTCGGTACGGAACTGGTGTGAAATGTAGTGGACGCCTGCATCTCGCATTCGCTTCTCTGCGACTGCCATGAGGTGTCGAGCGATATGTTGGTTCCTATACTCAGGTCGCACTCCGATAATGTCGCACGCGGCGCACTTGAGTGTGCGATGGTGTAGGTTGGGAGCCACCACATACATGACGAACCCGACCAACCGTTCGTTATCGTATGCCCCAACCACGACCACGTTACCGTTACGTTCCATCTCGATGTAGGTAGGCCAGTCCATATCGAGTGGGGGTAGGTTCTCCTTAGCCTGGGTCTTATCGAAGTAGTCATGCACAAGCTCATTCATCTGCCGATAGTGGGTGATAGCCATTATGTGACGATACTCAGTCATCAGAATGTGCCTTGTGTGCCGAGACCTCTACGCTGTGCTTGTTGCTGCTGACTGATAACTGTGGGACTGGTGCCCGCGTCGGACATGCCTTGTTGTCCTGTAGCCTGTGGGTTGGTTGCTCCTTGGTATGCGCCACCAGCATTCATCAGGTCACTGAGATTAGCGAATTGCGTATCACCGACCTTGCTGGTAATGTCTCCACCAAGGTTACTCAGATCACTACTGACCAAGTTTTTCGCTTGATCGGTATACATGGTCGGATCGAATGCGTTCGATGCGGCCAGTGACAGGTTACCGATACCAGTCCTTGCACCACTCAGGTAATCATCGAGTGTGCTGCGATCCGTGTTAATCACACCCTGTGCCAATGCATTGACCGTAGACGTAGCTGCTGCTTTCTTAGCTGCTAGTGCCGACAATGCTCCCTGGTATCCCTGATCGTTGAGCGTTCCACGTAGAGAAGCATTCTTCAGTCCAGCCGCTAGAGGATCGAATTGCTGATTGATGATGGTGTTCACATACGGTTGAGTAGCGTCATACGTCAGTGCATTGGTTGAGTAGTTGGGTGTGAACGTCTGATTAAGCAGATCAACGTTCGACTGACGCTTACCACTCAGGACGCTGTTCACAATGTCAGAGCCAAGCGTGCTTGAGAACGCCGATGCAGGATTGGGGTCCAAGTCCTGAATAGTGCTCGCATACTGATTTACTGTCGGCGTGATATCCGATGCCAGGTATGCATTCGGGTCTACACCCTGACGACGGAACTCAGCCATAGCAGAGTTGATCGCTGCTTGTGTGGCTGCACTCTTAGACGCTTGGAATGCAGCCTCCTTATCCGCTGCTGTCTGTGCAGCCGTCGTCGCAGCCGTATCACTTGCAGCAGTAGACGCAGCCTCACGTGCAGCAATGTGGGCATTGAGGTCCGATGGCGTAGTATAGACCGTACTATCCACGGGATCAGTGTAGGTCGTAGCAGTATTGCCCTGGTTCTGCATCATGTATTCGAGCAAGGCAGTGTTGTCTGACCCTCCACCTTTGCCACCACGCAGACCAGCGAATGTCAGATGATCAATCTGCCCACCAGGAGTGAACATCACGCGCCCCCGTATTTGTAGATCGCACCATACCGCTTGAACCCTATCCTACGGTATAGCGCATCAACTGCCATTGTGTTGATGTTAGCAATGTCACCACACTGCACGTGATCAGCACCCATATCGGTCATTGACCAATCAATGAACTCGCGCATGAGTGTCATAGCGATCTGCGCTCTGAATGGCGTGCCTTCACGAACATACCATGCGTTCTCAGTAGCCATACGCTTAGGCGAGAAGAAGAACTGATCTACGTGACCAACGACAGCACCGCAGAAGCCATCCTTGTTGCCTGCCATGCGAACGAAGAACACGGGACTAGCTACGACCTTGCGCATCGTAGCTAAGCAATGGTTCCACTCGAACGGCACAGAGTTGAGCGTCCCCATACGGTGTAGTTCTTCAGCTAGCAGAACGACGTAGGCTATGTTGTTGTCAGCGATCGGGTATGTGGCGAACCGTCCATGGTATCGCCTAATCCCCCACCGTTCATCTTGCTCGCTGGTAGGTTTTGCCCAACTGACGCCGACTGCTGCTGGTGTTCCGCGTTCGTCAGTGCGTTCCTTATCGTCTCCATGAGAGGGTGGACCACTCGGTATGGGCCAGACTCCATCAGAATGTTCAGTAGACCGCTCCATGCGCCTGCTCCAAGCGTGATGCTTATGGGTGTGTTCATCTCAAGCATGTCGAACTTCCTTGGTTAGTTGTTGGATCGCACCTGTTAGTAGTGCCAGCATAGCGCCGTAATCAACTCGATCACGCCACGGCTCATCAGATGGAGGTCGGTTCTTTGGTTCGTGGATGACTACGCCATCGAACGCTTCAGCAACCTGCTGTGCTACGAACCCGAGCGGAACTGACCCACTACCGTCCTTCCAATCGAACTTGACAAGCTCAATCCGATTGACTGCTTCGAGACAATCAACATCAGCAGGAGCGATATTGTCCTTTGTCTCTCGATCAGACCAGTATGGGACAGGTCCATAATCGTAGTAACCATCCATACGGATGAACACACCACCACCATCAGCATGCCAGAACTGCCATCCGTCGGCTGAGGTAATAGTAGTTACGATGAAAGGACACGAGAACCTTCCACCAGTATCTAAGCCATTGTCGAAACCGCCATGCCCCGCATGAACATCGCCAGCGGTGACTGTTCCTCCTACGGTGGCCCCTCCTCCAGCATACAATGATCCTCCTGCACGTATATCACCGCTGCTGTGAACATAGCCTACATCAACTGCGCCTCCCGTATGCGTGCCAGCAGCATCGATGTTGCCATTGCTATGCATGTAATTCGTGTAGACACCCCCACTGACATTCCAGTTACCACCGACGCTTCCGTTACCATCTCCTACGAGATCGCCTCTAGAGTGTAACCAGTTGCCTTGAACAGCATTGTTGCAATTGAAGTTACCATCGATCTGGCAATCACCTCTTGAGTGCAACCAATTGCCATCTACGTTGCCATACGAGTAGACGCCTACCCCATATACAACAGATCGAGCGATGATATCGCCGCCGCTGTTGATATAGAACAGATCAGTGCCCTGCCAGTTCTGGTAATGCAGGGTTCCAGACGCTCGCTCATACAAGAAGCGCCAACCATCACTAGAGAAGTTGAGTATGAAGTAGTTTCCATCAGAATATGTATTGGTTCCATTGGGTCCGATACCGAGATTGCCGAGTACGGTTAGCGGACCTGAGATTGTCCCACCCCACGTATGCAGAAACGGCATGTTATCGACGTAGTTCTTCGTAGCTCCATGCTGAGGTATAGTCGGTTCAACCATGATGAGCGGACCAGTCATGGTATCACCGCTAGTCTTGACGAAACCGACGCCACCAACACGAGCGTCTACATACTCCTTCGTAGCTGCACCGAGTGCAACTGTTGGATCACCACTTAGGATGAGCAATCCAGTCATGGTGCTACCAGTCAGCAGCACAGAGATGCTGGTCTGCGCTTCAGCAGCCGAAGCGCTGCCTGCCGCAGCCTGAGCAGACGTTCCAGCTTGTGCAGCAGCCAACTGTGCATTCGCATTAGCCGCAGATGCCTGAGCAGCAGACTCGGATGCCATCTGTGCTGCATCCTGAGCACTCGCACCTGTCTGCGTCCACCACAGACCGTTGTATGCACGCTCATCAGCAAACGTAGCAGGATAGGCCAGCGATGCATGCGATAGGTTGCACACCCACAACGTGCTATCGGTCCCATCAACGACCGTCACACCAGCGGGATACATGGTTGAGTTCTTCCACAGACCGTTGAAGTCTGCGACACCGAACACTTGCCCCATAGCGCCATCGAGGATAGCGAAGTTATCGTTTACATCCTCGTCCCACGGTGCGCTATCGAATGGAGGCAAGTTGAGGTGTAGGATCGGTGTGACGTTTGTACTCATCTACGTATGCTCCCGTGGATATACGCGACCGAGATGGCAATGAACCTCAGTCTGAGCTTGGCCGTGCCACTGAAGATGAACTTGATGAGGTGGAACTTAGCCGTGAAAGCGTATAAACGTTCGTCCACAGTACGCCTACCACCACCGAACGGTGCTTCACCATATGGGACATTACCGTATCCACCCTCATCTCCTCCCATGAAGTCCATTGTCAGGTATGGTTCTTTTACGTTGTCAATGTATGCATTGCAGGTGAACCTAGCCTTGCCCTGCGTATCCAAGTTGATGTAGCGCATCACCTTATTATCCATGCGCTTCTTCATATCAGCCCATGGAAGCTCCCAGGTGAATGGGATCGGTAGCCCCTCACCGTTGTTATAGGCTGGGTCGCCCTCGTAATCAATAGCCTTGTCAGGCTCATCGAAGCTATAGGTGTAGAGCTTGTTCCCCATAGCAAAGACGATGTTCTCAAGTGACGTGCGACATGCACATCGCCATATCCACCCACGTATTCGAGCCCATGCTTGGATCTTCAGCGTAGGTATGTTCGTATAGCTGAACCCTACGGTCTCCTGAACCACACCGAACTCATCATAGACTGGTATGAAGATCATATAACGGAAGTTGCGGATATCGTAGATGGCAAACACGAACTGATCAATCTGTGTTTGGGTTAACGGTTGCATCAGTGCAGTGATCAGCGGATCAATCAACTGAGATGCCCTTACTGGACGCAGTGTGTTGAACAGCGACACGCGTGCAATAGAGTTCACACCTACGTTGTCCACGTAGAACGTGTCATCACCAACCGATACCAGTGATCGGTGAGCCTGACAGCCGAACTCCTCAATGAACCCATCATCACTAGGCGTATGCACGGCTGGTGTACCTGTATACACGCCCAGCGTCATTGGCAATACGCCACGCTCGAACGTAACCAGTAGCTTATCACGATACGCAACCATGCCTGTGATGGTTGCGCTACCGAGTGACACACGCGGTCCTAAGTCAATATAGACTGCATCGTTAGGAGCAGGGTCTCCGGGCCATGTCCCGCTCGTGCCCTTAGCTGAAATGTAGATCGTAGACGGCGATCCAGGAATGCCTGCCATGCAGGTATACTGACTGTGCGCAATGACGAACTTACCAAGTGGAGTGTTGATGTTCGTGCCCGCTCCGAGGTCCATCAGGTACTGTAGCTGCATGTAATTGGCATCAGTCGGCTTACCACTAACGAGGAGGGGCTTGTCCTTGCCATCAACGATGATCAGGTCGCTGTTGAAGATGGTGAAGCTCACGAATGTGATGCCACCACCCCATGGATTGCTCCCACCAATGGTCATGTGGTATACGTTACCAGCACCATCGGTCTTAGTGATGGTTCCATCTTCCTGCACAGATATGACGAAGGTGCCGAAGTAGTAGATGTTGACGATCTGCGCACCCGAAAGCATCGCGTTAGTAAGCAGCTTAGTCCCTGGACGCAGTGCTAGTGAGCCGTCCATTGCACGCTCAAGGTTATCGAGCACGCGGGCGTACTTAGGTGCCATGTTGAGATCAGTATCGATGACGTTCAAACCACCCTCGAACCCACGAACGGTGGATACCTGTAAGTTCTGTGTAGCCTGGACAGGTGCTTGGCCCTGCTGCAAATACATTAGGTGGTTCCGTTATCCAGTTGCTTGAGGTATGGTTGCGCAATAGACCAGAACGTGGCCCATGCCGTGTTCAGTTGGTTAATCGCATCTTGATAAACCAGTCCCTGCTCACCGGGCGTTGCACTCGGCTGCACACCGAACAACGTCTGTGGATTAGATTGACTGAATGGTATTGGGACAGCCTGTAGAAGAGTAGTCTTGTCACTCGGGGGCATACGCACCGACGTTGCAGGTGTAGTGTATTGCACCTCATACTCTACGCCTGGTGTACCTGTGTAACCATCAGCCGCTGTATCGACAGCTTCGCTCAACCGTGTTAGCTGTGTCTGCACATCAAGCAGCCCAGCGACGATCTTATTCGTCAGCACACCGAACGTGTAGGGCGTCGAGTTTAGGATTATGGTGGTGGTCATCTACTCTCCAATATATCTGCAAGCTGCTGCACTGCACCGACGAGCAACGCGAGTACCTTATCGGTATGGACGCCCCAGCTTAGAAAATCCTCACCGTCGCCATAGGCTGCTTCCGGGAACACCTCGTGCATACGCTGCGCAATGAAGCCCACCGTTTGAAGCGGCGTATCAGGCTTGGCAGGCTTAGGCGGTGCTGCGCGGGATACATGCGGATGCGTATTCTCCTCAAAAGGCACGTCATCCGACTCCTGCTTAGGTGCGAAGTCCATAAAGCGGAACTGGTAGAGCGGTATGCGCCTGACGACACCGAGACAGTCCACCTCAGATGGCGCAATGTCTTGCTTGTATCGCTCGTCACTGATCGTACCCATACCGACATCCCAGGAGCCGTCTAGTCGGGCATAGCACCAACCGCTGCCACCACTATACCAGAACGAAAACCAATGGCCGTAGCAGTTATAAAGCACCCCATTGCAACTGCCGACCCGCACATCACCGCAGTTTATCGGTCCGCCAACACTGCAACTATTGCTGCAATCAATGTTGCCAATCCACAACCAGCCACGGTTGAGCGAATTATAGTTGCCGTAGGTCTGATCGTCCCCGCTGCGACACAAGCCACCGACATGCACCTCGCCATCATTATCGATGGTGCCGGTATTGTGGATGTAGCCAAATGTCGGACCCGATCCCCAATCGACATTCTGGTTCGGGAAGTAGTGACCATTTACCCAATTGACGACCCAGTTGGTTCCTGCTATCTGCCCGACATAACCTCCATCGACTACAAGTCCCAAGTTGCTGCCATCCCAATCACCAAAGGCGACCCAACTTCTGCCGAAGATCTCGCTGAACCTAAGTCCGAGACCACCTTGAACATAGGTGCTGTGTAGGTAGCTGTCCCAATTGACGAATATCCTATTGGTGGATAGGTCGGCATCAACACCCGCATTGCCCGTCGAATGAATGTAGGACGCGGTAACAGCACTGCGCGTCCATAAATTCCCACTCAGATCGAACCTACCGAGCCAGTCGTAATAACTGCCGTCGCCATTCATTTGGGCGAAGTATAGGCTACCATTGGGACTGGCGAGCATTCCTGCGGCATACGCTGTGGTGCCACCAACACCGTCAGTCCATACCGCAACGGATGCATCCCCGGGTCTATGTACGATGGCATTGCCACCCGTAACTGTGAGTTGGCCCCCAACAGATGCAGCGCCTCCAATAGTCGTGTTACTATCGAGATACGCAGGATCGCGCACAGACAAGCCACCCTGCACGCGATAACCGGCCCAACCATTCTCAACTTCCATCGCTAGCCAACCTGGAACATCTGAGGTCCAGCCGATGTAACCAGCGCGTAGTCCACCTGCTGGACCAAACTCGATGTAGCCAGGATCACTAGCATCGCCTGAGTTGAGCTTTACATATCCTTCGGCTGTGCCATCTTGCACCATCAAATATTCACTAGCAACAGTGAGCGGCCCCGTCATCGTGTCACCAGCACGCTGCACAGCTAGTGGTGCCCACACTAAACCATCACTGCCTAATACAATGTAGTTTAGAGGGTCTGTGCTCGGTGCAGATACTGGTCCTGCCGGTCCTGTTGCACCAGTCGGTCCTTGTGGACCCGGTGGACCCATGCTACCAGTTGCTCCGGTTGCTCCCGTATTCCCTTGTGGACCTTGCGAACCGGGCACACCTTGTGGACCAACTGGCCCCGCTGGTCCTGCTGGCCCTACACTTCCTTGTGGTCCTGCTGGTCCTGACGCACCTACACTACCGGCTGGTCCAGTTGGTCCAGGTGGACCAGTGTTACCTGTCGGACCTATTGGGCCTTGTATTCCTGCGTCACCTTTTGCTCCAGTGGGACCAGGACTGCCTTGTGGACCCGGTGCTCCTGGTATTCCCGTTGCACCAGTTGGTCCTGTTGCTCCTGATGGACCAGGAACACCCGGTGGTCCCGAGCTACCAGTTGGTCCTGTCAATCCAGGTGGTCCTACAAGCCCTTGTGGACCTTGAACTCCCTGCGCACCTGTAGCACCGATCGGACCAGTCGATCCCTGCGGACCAACAGGACCAGTAGGCCCAGGAGGTCCCATTGGTCCTGGGTTGTTAGCAAGTGCGTAATCGACGTAACGCTTAGTAGCAGCTTCATCAGGTGCAGCAGGGTCACGCCACAGCAGTAGTGGTCCTGTCATAGCACCACCTGCTTTTTGCAGGTATGCACTCAGATCAGGTACAACCTCACCCGAGACAAGCTGGAACAGCGTGTCTACGTACTGCTTCGTAGCAGCTTCATTTGCTGTTCCCGGATCACGCCACAGATATAGCGGACCTGCCATCTGTCCACCGCTGATGAGCAACGCCTCAGCCTTCAGCGGACGCACCATTAGCGATAGGTTCAGATCCTCAGCATACAGTACCTCACCACGCTCGTAACCAGCATACTCGTTGGACGGAGCAGGATGCTGATACGGTGTAGGCATAGGTAGCCCAGCAAGTGGTGAAACCTGCCCGAGTGTAGGCCGCGGTGGATTGTAGTTGCGCGGTATCATGCCAGTGGCGTGTTGCTGACCGTGAACCAGCCCATCGATGGATCGGAGAACGATGGGAAGCGCGGATCGAGTTCAATTGGCTGTTGCGCGTTCATTGCCAACAACTGCTGTCTGCGCTTAGCAGCTAGCATCTGGTATTTCTGTACCTGCGCAGGGACAGTTCCATCATCGACGCAATACATCCATGCTGCGTCGTATGTCATCAGTAGGCGATCAAGCCATATCTTAGACGCTACACTCATCGGTATCTCAGAGTGTTGACGCGCCCAAATGATTATGTTGCCAACCGACTCCCTAGGCCACACCTTCATGGGACGTGCTTCAACCGTAGCGTCAGGCCCCATGTACATCATTTGGTATTTACCAACGAGCGTGTGCGGATTGATGCCAGTTGGTAGCGCACGAAGCCTACGATTATCCCACTCAGGCCATACCGCTGCTATGTCCTCATAGCGATTGATTGTGCTGATCGGTCCTTTCAAGTCCTGTGTGAGCATGCCTGTTGTGCCATCGACAGCAACATTGAAGTAGTGCATGTAGTCGGGCCACCACTGATCAACGATCTCAAACGAATACGCATCCTGAACGAATTGCAGGATGCGTCCGCTCGCGTATATCTGTGTCGCCAGACCAGGGACTTGCGATAGCTCGGTGATCACGTCTCTAGCAATATCACCCGCTGCTGTTGCTATAGCCATCGATCACCTCAAGAAAAGGGTCGGCGCAGTGGAAAGGGATAATACACCACGCCGACAGTAGAAGCCAAGTTGAACGGGAAGGAACCTCAGTTAGTAAACTGAGGGATGCCGTATAGTCCTCCTCTGTTGCTAAGGTTAACATCGTTCTGCATATCGAATATCGCACTGATTACCGTAGTGCCATCGAATGCAGTAGTCGGTGTGTATGTGCCACGCGGATCACCAGTCGTAGCAGTCTGGGGATCAGTGAGCACCGGAGCTACCAGTGTTCCAGGAGCTACGAGTGCCTGATTTGCTGTCTCGAACTGACAACGGACTGCCTTGTATGGCAGACCGAGTGAGGCAGCAGACCCGATGCTCAGCGTGGTGGCCGATGCAGTGTAGGTCACGTTACGGAAGTACTTGAACGCTTTCTTACCTGCAACAGGCGTTGCACCGTTCAGCGTGATCTGTTCACTCATCGGCTGACCGAGATAGTCATAGCCATTGAGGTTCACAGTGCCAGTCGATGCAGCCGCAGCTACATACGACACCGTGCGCCCATATGGCTCAGGCAGCGGCAACACTGCGCTGAGGTCAGTCGTGCCAGCGGTAGTCATATTGACTGCGTTGGCAACGTTGTTGGCGGATGCAGCCGTAGGAGCACCGAAGTTCACACGCGTGCCAGCGTTGTAGTTAACATCCGCCGAATACTTCATCCCCGGTACGTATTGGTTAATACGCCCCGGTGCGAAGTTGGTCGGATTTGCCATTACATTGGCCATTACTCGCCAAGCTCCTCTGTTAGGTTGCTAAGGCCACCTGTTCGGTTAGGCCCTATGCGTGTTCGTGTCCTGCGTTCCACAATCTCCTTTGGAGACAGTGCAACGTTTGCAGGAACTACCTCACCAGTGTTCATATCCACGTAGTCAGGACGATCGAACACACCAATGCGTTGGAGTTGTTCTACGTCATCCGCAGCTACATGGATGCTATGACCCTGTGGGAAGTAGATCATATACGCTCCCTCATACTTCTCTTGACGAGGCACGAGTTTGCGAATGATCAGCGACTTGTCTTGGTTCGGACCTACCTTGCGTATGTCCTCCTCAATGCACATCACCGTGCGTGTAAACTCACCTTCCAGCTTCTCCGCTTGGAACGCGGGTTTGAGATCGAGTGCCCCACTCATCGAAAGCTACCCGCTGGTTGCACTTCTGATGGTGGTGGTTCTTCAGGAGCCTCATCTGTTGGCGGCTCAGGAGCAGGGAGCGGATCAGGTGGAACATAGTTCGGTGGCTTAATCTCAGGCACCGCTTCAGTAGATGATTGCACACCAGCCGGTGGATCACCTTTCGGATAATTCACACCGTCCTGCACCCAATCCTCAGGTGGATCAGCCGGTGGTTCCTCATCCTGTTGTAGTGCGATGACTGCATACTTCATCTTTGGCATGACACACTCCTAGTTGGTGAGAACGCCGTGTGTTCTGAACGCTCTCCACAAACACCATTGTCCTTGCCACACTACACGGCTGCCAACAGCGTCAACATTCCATGGTGCCACCAACTCCTTCACCTTCATGTTCACGCCACGCAGCATGTGCAGGCGCAGATAGGTGTCGTTGATGAAATACATGTAGTTGACGGGGCAATCCTCATCGTAGAGCAGTGGAATGCCATTGTGCAGACACCCCTCGAAGCCAAGGTCAAACATCCGCTTGGATGCCTTACCCTCTGACAACGGAATGGTGAACTTGTCACGCACAGCCTGTCGATACATGCGGTACATGTTGCGACCAGTGAGGATGACAGTCGGACGATCACCCTTGAGTGTCAGGTCCATGAGGATGTCATCTAGCACTTCTTCGATGTTGGTGCTATCTACACCACCACCGAACACGTAAGCGGATGTTCGCCACTGAGGCTGTGTTGCGCGATTGATCCCACCGAGTGTGCCAGTCATCGGATTAGTAGGTATGAGACTGCCAAGACCAAGAGGATCAGTTCCACCTCCCACAGCGTAGAGATACTGCGAGAACTTGTCCTTGATTGACTCCTCAAGGACATTCATCTTCTCTTTCATCAGCTTGAAGATCGCCGCAGCACCGTTGTTCTCGTCCTGCTCTTGATCCGAGATGATGACGCTACCTGCGACACGGGAGTAGCCATACTCCAC